CAGCTAAATTATTCTTTCCCTGTAGCTTTTCCTCGTTTGGGAGGGTGAGCCAAGATCCGCTTTTTTGCACTAAGCCGAAATCTACAAGCAGATCCGCAAGCTCCATCTCCTTCCAGATACCTCGGCCATATTTAATATGACTGGTCACTTTCTGCCCCGGAGGGCCAATAGCAGAGGTAACAACTTGCCAATGCACGGTCTGACCAATTTGAGTCTCTCCCTGTAATATGGGAGTGATGTGCGTAGCGTGCAGCTTAACATCAACCTGATATTTTAAGGCGGTTCCCGATTTTTCTACCTTAGTTTTGCCTCTTCCGAACTTGTTGACATTAGCCATTAGATGCGTGATCCCAACAACCGTAACTTTATTGATAGGGAGCACGTTAGAAATTCTCCTACAGAATTTAGCCAACACCTTTTGAACGCTCATTACTTGTTGGTCGCTTAAATCCCCCGTCAGTTCTGCATCGCTGGCGAGAGCCGAAAAGGAATCAACAATACATATGCAGTCGGGCTGCGTATGAATCAATTGGTCAAAGATGCTAAGATATTTTTCAGCAGAAAGTATATTACCCTGTGTCGATCCTATGATTTCGAGATACTCCGGGTCCATATTAATGCCAGAAATCCCCTCTATATCTCTCTTTCTTAACCGTCCCTCAATGTTGCCATAATAAACTTTGCGTTTAAGGCTTTGAGCGTTGGCACAAAAGGTGAGGGCGGTAACTGTCTTGCCGACCTTTTCTGGACCCGTCAGTATAAAAAGGGAGCCTTCGGGGACGCCCCCACCCAAGGCAATGTCAATCTTGGGACTAACCGATATGATCTCTAGTTCTTGATTGGTTATCGAAGACGGGTCATGGATAACGTCCCCATATTCCTTAATGATATCCTTCGTCATTCCAATTCCTCTAATTTGGAAATGATAGATCTCTTTTTGTTATTACTGGTAAAGTTTTCTTTGCTATGAAAATCATAAGATAGCTCTTCTTTACTAGCTGTGCGCTCTACATAAGTATACTCTTCAATTTTCTCGTGAACCCATTTCGGCCTTAGACTCATGACATATTTGTTGGTTTTTAAGAACGCAATGATTTTATCAACACCGTGCTTGTCAATAAGCTTTGTTAGACTACGGTTATTAATTTGTTCCCTGTAGAATTTCTGCCAATCTGAAAGCTGCAACTCTTTGGTATAGAAGCCGCGAGGTAGTTCCTTTATATCTTTAGCCGCTTTATTTTCACATACCATCTCTACAATATATTGACGGCCAGTTATCCATGCAACTCCATTTTCATCCACATCTGGAGAATAGCGAGATGGGTAACGTCTAGATTCTGTTCTATTCTTCATCAGGTCGAATCTTGTGAACCCATTCGCCACGGTCTCCCTTGCGTGGTATCGTAGTGGAGAGAGGCTCATTTTTATTCTCATCCGCTCGCAATGATCCTGCTTTGGTCATGACCGCAACACCGGGAACGCCACCGGCAGTCTTTGTAATAAGCATTTGATCCCTCAGAACTTTGTCGCTAATGCGATCTAGCTCCTTTTGAATCGTCTCAACGCTCCTGTTAAGTTGTTTCGCCATTTCTTCTGCTGAGACATTGTCCATAGCCATTCCTTTAAGGCAGGAAATCTCTACTTCTGTAATCTTGCCCTTTTTCATAGTAGCTCTCTTTCTGCATTATGTAGGTATGCAATATTTTTAGTTCTTAAAAAGTCTCTATAAAATCTAAATGCTCTTTCTCCAATTTCTACGAATCTCCACTCCGGTCTCCCCGCATGGGGCATCCGCTTACTACCCATTCCTTCGCTAAACATGCCTACCGGATTAAACAACCGTCCATGCTTGCCTCGCTTGGCGTAATATTTGGTTCTTGCACCAATAGTAATTTTCATAGCATGGGCAATGGCAGATTCTTTTGCTTCGTTAGAGTCTAATTTTACTGCGGGATATTTCTTGTCTTCTAGATAATCATGCTTACCAGAGACAGTATAGATAACCTCCACTCGCTTAGGCTCCTTGCCTTTTTTACTTTTATCTATGACGTGAAATCCTTCGTTGGGATCTTTCTTTTTTGCCATGTTATCTCCTCTTTCTCTTAATATCTCTTGTCTTTTTCTCTTTACGTGCCCACTGGGTACTTTCCTGTGGTTTTTCTATACGGCTCATGCCTTCTGGTAACTGTTCCATGCCCGACGTTTTCTTTGTTTTAAAACTTTCCTGCATATCTTCTATTTGCCGCTTGCTATATTTTGCAGATTGTTTTTCTGCATAATGGCCTATGGTTTTACATTCAGATAAAGACCTTGTCACCGACCCTCCAATGTCATCGAAAGAGAAATCTCGCTCTCCTTTTTTATGGCATTCTGGGCATCTAAAATATTTTCTCTTAGTGAATTCTGACATACTGCAAGTATGTGAAAAATTAATCTCGCAATGATTGCAACGAAATATATATTCTGGCATCGTTTATTTCCCTTAAATTCTACCCCCAGAGTTTCGAAATCGGCCCACAATAAAGGTACAGGAGCAACCAAATCTGCGCAATGGCGAGGGAGACTGCCGTCACCATCCCGTGCTTGGGGTATTTTTTGTAGATTATATACGTTGCTGCTACTGCGATATAGGTTCCTAAGAACTTGCACAAAATAAAGAGTGATACGTCTCCATTGTCTAGAGAGATCAGGTATTGGCCAATTGGGTTTTGCTCCACTTCCTCGATATAGCTTCTCGCTTTACTCAGCCAATAAGTATCTATTGCCGAAATTGCTACGATCAGAGCACAACAAATATGAAGTATAATTCTATGCATGATCTTAGGATTAATATAGTAAAATTACACGCATTTAGACCATGCACATTGGGTGCAAGTAATGCAGCCTTCCTGACGTATCAACTCCCTACTTTCACATTCGGGGCACGCCCCTTCCTCCTTGGTTCCATCCGGTATATATTTCTTGAGTGCTCTGGCCATACTCTTTGCAAAACAAGTCATGTCTCCTCTTACCCTTTCTAATTGTTGCACTACCATGTGAACATTCGCACCGTGCCGAAGAGTCATGGAAGTCATCCTCGTCAGAGCGTCTTCCTCTTCGGTGCAAGTAGCGTTAATAGGTGAGAGTTCCAATCCATTTTCCAACATGGCTTTGTAGACGCCCTTGGGCCTCCCGAGCTTCACGATAGTTCCAGACTTAACTTTCTTGTCAATAAAGCCGTTCTTGCCTGCAAATACTTCATATACATCATTGTCTAGTATTCCAACAAACACAAAATATTGCTCCCCCTTGACCTTGATATGATGCACGTCACAGGGTAGCTCTCTTGGCCTTTTGGAGGGGGTCGTTGTATGACATGCCCCGCATGGAGCGTTGTTGATAGATGACGAAGCGGACAAAACAGATGTCATGGTTCCTGCCCTGTAAGTGGTAAATCCCTTGATGCCATTTTCCCAAGCCTTATTGTAGATCTTTTTAAAGTCGTCGTATAAGTAGTCATTACGCAAATTAATAGTTTTGGAGATTGCAGAGTCAACCCATTGGGCGAAAATCGACATCGTATTCACATGGGCGTCAACGTCTAAATCCATGGTGCAAGAGGCCCATCCTGCCTCTGGGTTCCATCTATCCGTATTCTTTAAATAAGTAACCCCATAATCTTCTACCCACTCTTCCTTCAGTAAGCCCCGAGTCCTGTCAAACTTCCAAGTTTTATCTTCAAAGGTCGTGGCTAATAAGTGCTCATCCCCTTCCTTTACCCAAGTCCAGTTAAATCCAGTGTCTGGGACTTGTAGTAAGTCAAAAGTTTTATTCTCCCAATCGACGCCCTTTGGGACAGAAAGCCCTTCCGGGGCATTAGGCTGTATCGAGGTTCTTACATACCCGTGCATGAAGAGGGGTTCTAAGCCACCGCTTACAAGGTTGGCAAAACAAGAGCTATTCCCCGTGGGTTGTATGGAGGTAACATGAGAATTGCGAACACCGTGCTCTTTAATTAAATTGACGGTGCTCCTGTCGAGCCTTTTAATAAACTCGCCCTTAAGGTACCGGTCCTTATCGTAAAGGGGGAAGGTTCCCTTCTCTTTTGCAATTTGAGCGGACGCCTTGTAGGCCTCGTTGGTGAAAAACTTCATTAAGCTTTCTGTCATCTCTAGTGCTTTTTTGCTACCGTACTTGACATGCGCCATTAGC